TTCTTGCTGGTGATCTCGTCCGTGATAAGTGGGTTACTGTGCAGTAAACCAAGTCGCTGCTGCATGGCAACAGGTGACGTACCCGCACCAGTGCGGTAGTGAACCGGATGACCCCAGATAGATGCAGCACCCTCAAGCGCCAGCGACTTGCCAGTACCGGAGTCGGTCGAGGCGCAGTGAATGGTTAAACCGTGTAGCCCTGTGAAGCGCATCAGCGGTGAGCCAGCGCCCACAAGGATGATGGCCAAGTGATCCCACAGTTTCCTGCGCACCAGCAGGTCGATGAACCTGCGCCAGTTCTCCAGTGTTCCGGCAGGTTTAGAGTTCATCGTGATGTTCTCAAGACCGGGCATGGGCACTTCTATGGCCTCTCTATTCGGAGAGTAAATCTTTCCGCCCCACACAAAGGTGTCGTTTGGTTGCCAGCCGCAGTGGTCGGGCACCTCGATGGGTTTCTTCTCGCTGCTCATCTTCTCCACACAGGCACGAACGTAGTCGTACAAGTTCTTGTCGTTGCCTGAGCCAAAGGTAGCCAGCACGTTCTGCTGAGCCAGCGCCTTGACAGTCTCGTCCTTGCTGACCACCGCCTTTTGTGGGAACGATACCGCCTGCACCTTGTAGTCACGCACAGCCAACATATGCACAAGATGTTCACCGTTATGGCTCAATATATCCACAGGGAACATGTCGTAGGGCAACAGCATAATCTGCCGCTTGGTGATTTGGCCGTTAGCGTCTGTGTCTTCCTTCTCCATGAACACGCCACCACGCATACCGTATGCGTAGCCACGTGGCGGTTCAGGCCTCACAATTTTCTGCTCGCTGTTCTCAACCTCGATGGTGGTCTCGGCTGTGGTCACCGCCGTCTCACGCCCAAGCGCCAGCGGGTTGGTGATCTTCCCCCTATGAGTACACCCGTCACAAATGCCGGGGTTTTCCGAGTCAAACTTTGTGCAAGGGTATGGGCCTTTGATCTCAGCCAGCTTCTGGTGCATACGCTCGTGGGGGTAGGGGTGCAGGTCAGACAACCACACTGCCGCCTTCTCGCCATCGTTGCACTTTTGCGCAATGCTCAGCCACCCACGCCACAGCGGTTCCATGCCATCCTCGGTTGCGTTCTCAGCGTAGTACCTGAGTTGGTCACAGCCTGTACCGGCCTTGGTCTTGACAAGAATGTTCTTGAACTTTGTGACGCTGTTCTCAAACAGCTTGACCGTTGTCGCTGACAGCGCGGTATCAGGGCGCTTGCCCGGCAAGGACAGGTCAGACTTACCCTTGGGTGGTAGGGGTGGTGGCGCACTCTTGAGTTGGCTCTCGATGTGGTTGGCCAAGTCATGGAAGTCAAACGTGTCGCCCTCGGCTAGTATGCGCACTGGGCGCGGCGTAGCGTACTTGGCCTTGTTGTTGAACGTCTCAGGGATGCGTAGCACTCGTGCGGCATCTGCGGTCACCGTCATGTCGATGCTCAAGGCTTCTTGCTTACACAGGCGTTTGAAGTTCTCGGCAACAGGCTTCCACTCATCAACTGTCACGTCTTCCGTGAACGGCCAGTAGCAGTGCAGGCCACCGCCTGAACTGACGATGTAGGGGCTACCCAGCAAGTCGATACCAGTCTTGGCAAGGAATCCATCCAGCGCCAGCGCAGCGTCTTTCTTGGTGTCGTAGCCGTCCATGTCAATGAACAGCGAGCGAATGTGGCGTGCGTTCTCGGCTGTGCGCTTACCTGCGTTCTCAAACGTAGACAGCGCAAAATAGATATCCTTGTTCTGTGTAACCCACTTACCTACGGTTGGCTCTATCTCCTCGATCTTTTGAACAAACGTGTGTTCTTTCTTTTTTGTAGTTAGCTCTGCCGCGCAGTACAACCCGTTATCCGGAGACGGCAAAACAACCGCTAGAAATTCAAGCGGAGTCATGGGAATCCTTTGGGTTTAAGAGAACAGGTCGAGTTGCTTGGGGTCGCGTGGTGGGAACTCTTTTTCTGGAGCAACAGCAGTGAAGCGGCGCAGGAGTTCGATCTGCCAGTCAATAGGCGCACCAAAGTCAGTGTCTTCCATGTACATGGCAAAGTACTTGATGAGTTCTTGATTACTTAAGGTGCGAGGCCGTAGTGTTGACATATTTTTCTCCATGCTTCGTCGGCTGAGTTGGATGTTTGTAGGAATTTGAGAAGCGTCTCAACACGGTGTTCATAGGCAGGGAAGATGTCGCCACCCTCGAACCAGTTGTACACAGTTTGTCGAGATACTGCCAAAGCTTTTGAGATGCGCACAACTGAGAAGTTGTGATGCGCCGCCCAGCGCCCAAGCTGATTGCCTTGAGTCTTGGGGGCACGCATGATCGCATCAATGGTTTTTTGAGAATAGGCCATTACTTGCTCTTTCTTCTGGCAGAGTGACACGGACAACACGCTGTGAGCGCCCTGATGAGGCGATGCGTCTTTCACCTGTGTCGATGATGAAACCTTTTTTCAGTAGCGGTGCAAAGCGCGGGGTGATGCTGTGGCTACGTATGTGCGGCAGGGCACGCTCAACATCATCGGCTATGCAGCCGTTGGGGAACTGGGCAACTACGTCCAGCACCATGCGCTCCATCATCGCAGTGTCGATGCTGGCGGCGGCTTCGTGGCTTGTGTCGGGGTCATGGGTTCGCGCCATGACGCGAGGGTCTGTTCCAAGTGTGCTCATTGTTTCTCCTGAAGATGGGGGCCGAAGCCCCCTGTTTTAATTACTCGTCGTCCCAGTCGGACACAATGTCAGCCAGCTTGCCTTTCTTGGCAGGCACAGCAGACGGCTTCGCGGCATCCTTGCGGACTTCGGGTTCGTCTTCAGCATCGGCAACAGGCGCGGTCTTGGCTTTCTTTGCGGCAGGCTTGGCAGGCGCTTCGTCTTCCTCAGCTTCCACGAGAGGCTTACCAGCCAGCACCATCTTGGGAGCGTTGGGTTTCACGCCATCGCTTTGCGCCACGGTCATAACAACCGCACGTTGTGCGTCAGCACTCTCAGCTTGCTCCTTGACGACCTCGTACTCGTCGTCGGTCAACCAGCGCACAGGCTTGAAGAACAGCTTGGGAGACTCAGCCTTGGTATCAAAGCGCATCTCAGTCACGATCTGCTCAGGGTTAACAGGAGGGTTCTGCACCGCCAAGTAGCGTGCATAGGCTTGCAACGGACGCTTGTCACCTTCTTCCTTACCGAACACCGAGGTGGCAGGCAAGGTCAACTGCATCACATCCCCAGAGGGGTTGTTGGCCAACACAACAGCAAGGCGCTGTTGGTAGCGGCAAGCGCGGCTATTACCTTGACCAGAACCTGCCACGTTCTTGGAGCAGTTCATGCAGGTGTCGGCTTGCTTGTTCTGTGCAGAAGCGTCGGGGCGTTCACCATCGTTGCTCCAGCAGTCAGGGCCGGTGATGTTGTCGGCATCGTAGGACGATGCGTAGAAGATACGGCTGACCTTGGGGGCAGCTTTCACAATGATGACTTCCAAATGGCGGTCATCAATAGCGGCAACTTCCTTGCCACCAGCTACCAGACGGAACACGCCGCCTTTGATAGAGATGCGCTTGGTGTTGGTAACGCCGCCGCCTGTCAGGGCTTTGGCGGTGTCGGACAGTTCGTTGTTACGAGCAAATGCAGGTACGTTTGCGGACGAAAAAAGCGTTATGTTTGACATGTGCGGTTCCTTATTCGATTTCACCAAATTTATAAAAAGTTTTGTAGTCATCTGGATTGCCTTTTTCAAAGACAACGGCAATGACTTCGCCAGTTAACGGAGTTGTGATGTATTTGACTTTGAATTCGTACGGATTTTTAAGCGTGCGCCATACAGCAATTGCTTCAGCCTCTGTTTTGAATCCTTCTTGCATGCCCGAAACAATCGGGTGGTGCTCTAGTGGGTATGTGTTCATGATTATTTATTTGGTTGGTTTGGTGATACGTATTTCGAACTCAGTGACTGAGTTCAACCCCGGAGGTACAACCCCCGGGTTCTCTGCGAGGAAAGTAGCCATGTTGGTCTGAGCGATGCGCTTCTCCAGCAGGTCAACCATACTGTGCTCAAGGATGAAGTCCTTGAACGATGACCAGTCCTGCGTGTTGTAGCGAGTCTTCAGCATCATGGATACTGTCCCGAAGGGACTCTTGACAGACGTGACGCCCAGCGCCTTCATCTGATCTTTGATTGCGAATTTAATTTCGTCTTGTTGTGCCTTGAGTACTTCCAGCTTTGTGTCGTACTCTTGGGTCATGGTGTCGATTTCCGTTTTTATCTTACGGTAAATCTTCACAAGCTTATCGAGTGGAATATCAGTGTCTTCCATTACTTCTCCTGTTTTGTTGTTTGTCTAAGGTTGGACAGTGTACACAATAAATTTTGGTTTGCAACTCCTTTCATGAATTTATTTCAATCTCGAACATTTGAGTCAGAAGTGAGTTATCACTCACCTTGGCTTCCAATGCTTTGAACATCTTCTTCTCAATGGGTGAGCCTTGGATGTGTATGACAGTCACCTTGTCGGAGTTCTGTCCCTTGCGGTCAGCGCGTGCAATGCACTGGATGTACTGCTCCACGCTCATCAATGGGCCAAAGAACACCACCGTGTCAGCCGCAGTCAACGTGATGCCGTGCGCTGTAGCCTGCGGTTGCATAACCAATACGCGAGGGTCTGGCTCGTGCTGGAAGCGGTGGATGATGTCGGCACGTTTACTGGGTGTGATACCACCGTGGATGCACTCGTTGCTGATGTTCTTCTTGGTCAGGTGTGCTTGTATGGTGTCGATGCTTGACCTGAACAGCGCGAAGATGATGACCTTGCGTGAGGTCTCTTCCAAGATTTCCTCCAACACGCCAAGGCGTGGGGCGGCATCAAACTCAACGACTTCCTTCTCGTCTGTATACACAGCACCGCAACTGATCTGCAACAGCTTGGATACACCAGCGGCGGCGTTGACCGCGCTGATCGTCTCGCCTGCGGCTTGCACCAACATCCTGTCTTTGAGCAGGTTGTAGTACTTGGCTTGCTGTGGTGTGAGTGGCACCTCGCGTGTGGTTGTGAGTACCGGTGGTAAGTCAAGGCACTGTGCCTTGGTGAAGCGTATGGCTGGTTGTAGCGCCTCATGCACCAGATCAGCGGCGTTGTGCTTGGGTGCCCACTTGTACATGGTGATCTTGTTCATCACCTTGTCGCGCCATGATGTGAAGAAGTTTGGCACACCATCTGGGTTGACGATCTTGGCCAAGCCGTAGGCATCTGCCGGCGACTGCGATGCAGGCGTGCCTGTCATCATCCATACGTGTGTGCTGGGTTTGATGATGGACTTGAGCGACTTCCATCTGCGTGTGGTGATCGTCTTGTATGCGTTGGCTTCATCCACAATGATGAGGTCGAAGCGACCATCAGCATTGATCTCATCCGCTATCAGGTTCAGCCCCTCGTAGTTTGTGATGACGAACTCATAGTCCTGTTGAATCATCTCAATACGCCGACTAGCTTGGGGGTGGTGCGCGACGATGGCCGAGCGATGGATGATGCTGTTGCTCAAGTCAGCCAGCCATGCAGACTGCATGATGGAGAGAGGGCACAAGATTAACACCCGTCGAACATGCTTGATGCTCATCAGATAGTCAGCCGCCCACAGCGCCGATAGTGTCTTGCCAGTGCCGGGCTCCGAGAACACAAACGCCTTGCGGTGCATGGTCAGGAAGGCAGCAGTCTCCATCTGATGCGCCATAGGTTTGTAACGACCCGGCCACTTGTACCTGCGTGTGATGGGTGAAGGCACGTCCTTCACGCCGAGGTTGCGTAGCACCCTGCACTCGTCCAGTCCCCAGTAGACAGCGACGTCAAACCCACCGTCATCACGTTCGATGACTTTGTGTTTAGGAATGATGCTGTACTTTTCTGGGTTTCTGGTTCGGAATATCAGTGCCTTGTCTTCAAGGATTTCCATTGCTTCTCCATCGGTTTTATTTGTTATCGCCTTCGTTGGTCTTCTTCGCTCGCAACCTCAAGTTGCCCGGCGTTGACTTGCCGCCTTTGCGTAATGGCTTGATGTGGTCGATGTCTTTGCCCTTGCGGTCAATGCCCATCTTGTCGTACATCTTGCGTGCTCGCTGACGCTCTGACTGTGCAGAGTCGGGGCCGGACTTGCCGGTCTCCAAGTCACGCTGGTACTCTTTCTTGTAGTCTCTAACTCTCTTGGTTGCCATGATTACTCCTAATGTTTCGGATTAAATTCACACGTTTTAACTGGGCACCACGGGCACAGCGCAGAAGACTTTGGGTTCCATACGCCGGATGCGACACAGGCTTCTAGCTTGGCCACGCGCTCGCGGTAGTTCCACCACTCAGCATCCGCCTCGTCAACGGTCATGCTGTGCTTAACCATATCATTCTTGACCACAAACAGCAACGCTGAATTGATCTTCCTGATGTGGGGGAAGTGCTTGAAGACCATCAAAGACATGAGCTTTAACTGGTCGCGGTCTGGGTACTTGTTGTTGCCTGTCTTGTAGTCAACCACCCACGCTGTCAGGTTGTCGTCATCAATGATGAGCAAGTCGGCAATACCCCGCGCCCATCTGCCCTTGTCGTTGAATGAGCACGGCTGTAAGTTGGGCAGGATACCCATCTCGTGTTCGCATAGCTTCCTGCCGGGCTTGGCAATCAGCGCATCGAGCACATCCTTGGCGTACTCAAACTGTGGGGGCAGGGGCTTGCCATCTCGGATGTAAAGCTCAGCGGCAGTGTGAAACTCCTTGCCGTAATGTGTCGCCTCAGTTTCCTGAAACGGATAGTTGTTAAGTACCTTGACCTCGTGATACCTGCGTGGGCATCCTTCAAAATCTTTCAGGGCACTGTGGCTCCACGTTACTGCTTTCATCAGAACCTCGCTGAGTTGATTGCAATGCTCAAGCGTTTGGCAAATCCTTCTACGAAGTCTTCACGTTTGTTGAGCTTGTGTTCTTCCATGTCACGCAAGATAGCGTGGACTAGCTCGTGCCAGAAAGTTTCCCTGACATCATCGAGACTGAACTTGCGCCCAGTCATACCGTTGCGTAGTCCCAGCTTGATCTTCTGTTCAAGGTACATCACGCGTCCCATGTCGAGTTTGTCTTGCATAGCTTCGACGACCTCGACTGAGTACCACTTCTCCCCGATGCGTATTTTCTTTTGCAGTGTTAACTCTGTCATTGCTTTGCTTCTCCATATCTACGGTGTGCACCACCGTCAGCGGCCAGAGGTATCCCC